GTGAAGATACCGGCAGCCGATGCAGCTTTCGCCCAGGCAATTGGTGACTTGTTCCGCCATTTCCTCACCCCCCTACTTCCATTGATCCAGCAGCCGCCAGCCCACCCGGTTTTCTTCGGGGCTACCCAGCCGGTCGCAGATGGTGTCGAAGATGTCCTCCCTGGTGAAGTCCCGGGGGACCATAATGCCCATGTAGTTGGCAATCCGCTTGAGGCTGCTCACCGGGTGCCTCTTCAATTCGGTTTTTGTCATCGTCCTGTCCTCCCATCATTCATTCGAGCAAGGCGCTCAATGGGAGACAGGAACCTTGGCTCCCGCCCCCTCCTTCAACGCCTTGATCCGGGTTCTTGAGGGCAACCCGCCCAGGGTTCGTTATCGGCCCACCCACAAGCCATCCAGGTGCAACGGCTTCATCGCTTCCCAACCCGGCTGCTAATCATCGCTTGCGCCTCTCGCTTTCGCCTTCCTTCCAGCGGTCCCGTCGCTCGCACCACCCGCTGGCCGGCCTGCGCCTCAGGTACTCACTACCCGGCGTTCCCGATTTTCGCCTCGTCTCCGGCTCGGTTTTATGACTCAGGGTTTTAGGTGCCTGAACACCAGGATTCTTCTCAGTAAATCCAAAAAACTGTGAGCGTTTAGATTCATCATCAAGCCGCTCAGTTGCTGGTCGCTTTCGGTGGCGCCGCCTACCCGCCTACCCAGATTCGATCTAGTTCGCCGGGACCCCTTCGCCGTCACCCGCATTTAGGTGATCGGGGGAACTTGCAATTTCGCCCGCCTCGTAAGGCTGCCAGGATTGCTATTTCCTCTCTGATTGGGCCAGGTCTGCTTCCGTTGCCTGGGTTTTTTCGGTTACCATGTAACCTGTGGGAGCCGCATTCCCGTTTGGCCTCCCACCCGGCCCTGTTGTTATTGTATTAGCAAATAAGCATCACCGCCTTTACTCTTTTTTATTATTAAGTTATTCATTATTTATTATCGTATTTTAGTTTAATTCTATTATATTACACACCTATAGCAACTTGTATTTTCTCACAATCGTAAGTTTAATCTCACAATCCTAAGTATTGTTTAGCATTGTTATTAACGTTACTTTAGTCTCGGGACAAACTTCACCGCTCCCAATTGTTATTGGTCTTGTTATTATTATTTGGTTATAGGGAAAGTAACGTTATCGCTGTAGTCTAAATAACGTGTATCGACAAGTCGAATTCCTTATAGATCAATCCCTCCTGACTGGGCATGCGGCACAGCATTTCCGATTCCCAGGTCTCCCTGGACACCTTGCGCTTTGCGGAAATGGCGTCCTCCACCGGGTAAAAGCCATCAGCTTCCTTGGCTCTCCCTTCACAGTCCTCCCAGAGTTCGCAGGTCTCGCAGTCCCGGCCCACGCATTTTTCCATGACGTCAAAAACGCACCACTTGAAGACCCGGTAACCGCTCTCCGCCGCCTCGGTGATCACCCGGTTCATCAGGCCGTAGGCCTTGTGCATGGTGGAATAAATCTGCACCGAGGCCCGGATACCCTTGGCCGACTTGGGGATCAGGAGCGCGGCCTCGTATATGCGGTCCTCGAACTCGTCCACCTCGTCCAGCTTGAGCTTCTGGGGATGGGGGCCGCGGACGGACTTAGTGGAAGCTGTGAGTATCTGGATATTGGAGCCGTTCAACAGGTGGGTGCGGGTGCGCAGGGCCTCCCCCTCCACCAGGTGTTGGAAGGGTGCGGTGATGAAGCCCTTGATATGCTCATACATGCGCAGGCTCTGCTCGCCCGAGCCGCCCAGAATCTTGGTCTCACAGTTGCCCTTGAACATCGAATCCAGCCAGGTCACCAGGGCGCCGTTCAAGGTCTTGCCGCCGGAGCGATTGGCCCAACAGACGCAGTCCAGGACTTCTTCAAAGAAGGAGGCCACCACGTATTCCGACGGTGGGGTGTGCTCCGGGCAGACCTTAGCCCGGGGCACCCGGATGTCCCAAAAGATGTCGATGAAATCCAGGAGTTCCTCGGGATCGGCAAACCCCCCGGCCCGGTGGTGCTCCACCCATTGGAGGATCTCCCGTCCGGTCAGGTAGTTGCTGGAGGTGGAAACGAGTGAAGCCATCACTGTCTCGGGAGACGGCGGCAAGGTAGGCACAAGGGCACGGTAGCACCCTGTATGCCAAAGCCCCGAAATGGCCCCGCCAGGGGTATCCCGCCTACGCCCCTTTTAAGGGGTAAATACCGGCAAAACAGGAGTGCATATAAATGGTAAAGGAGGTCGTGGTTCGCTTTGCTACACCCGTTTACGTCCCCAGAATTACATTGGAATATAGTGCAGTTACGCTTTTTTGCCCCTTGGCTCCAAAGTGGTGGGAAACAGGTGGGGAAAATAAGGGGGTCGGTGGGAAGCCCGGCCCTTTTCCAGGGGGTCAGTGGGAAGTTGACCTTTTTGTAAAAAATGTTCTCCATATTTGTAATTAACTGTTTATTCTCACAATCCGTAGATTTTTATCCCCTTGGCCTTGGCCTCTTTCATCAGGGCGATGTATTTCTGACGGAATTCCGGGTCGCTGAAGGGGTTCCCCTCTTCAATGGACACCCGCTCCGGCACCTTGACGATGGCCCCCACGTCCTGGAGCAACTGGGTGATTTTCTCTTCCGCCCGGAGCGCAATGTTCAGAAAAGCAGCCTTGGCGTTGCCGCCTTCCTTGCAAAGCTGGTAATCCCGCAGGGCATTGGTCCGGATCAGTCGGAAAACTTTCAGTCGTTTCCCCAGGAGTTCCTCGTGATCGAAGGCCTGAACTTCTTCCCGGTTAAGCTGCCTGGCCAGCTTCAGGTCGTTCCACACCGTTCGCTCGGAAACGCCCATGAGATCGGCAATATCTCCGGGCCGCATGCCGCCGATGTAGTGGTTCTGGACCTCCATGGCCCGGGTCACCCGCTGGCTGGTTTTCGAAGGTTTTCCTGCCATCCCCCTTTACCCTTTCCCCGAAACTTCCTTTCAGTCCGCTCCGACCCAGCCGGCGAAGAAGTACCGCAACGCATCCAGGGCGTGGTGCCGGCCCTTGCCCGGTTCGTGGATCATGTAGCCCTTTAGCTCCGCAATCAGTTCCTTGCAACGGTGATGGATCAGGAGGCCGGGCAGACCGTCGGGCCTCACCTTCAGCCACCGGCGCACCAGCTCCTGGCCCACCTCCACGCTGCGGTGTGGCGCCTTGACATCGATCCCCAGGATTTCCGACAGCACCGCCCGCTTTTCGGGGTCCGAAGGATCGGCGAAGGCATCAGTTAGTTGGCCGTAGCCGGCGGCCAAGTGCATCTCCAGGAGCGCCCGCCCGTTCTCTGCGGTGGTGCGAAAGCGCTGGTAGTATTCATCCAGCACCAGCACCCGCTCACCCCCTTCAATGGGCTGGATCCACAGGCAGGCGAAGGGGTTCTTGTAGCCGAAGTCGATGCCCAGGTAAAGCTCACCCTCGGGACGGTAGTCGAATACGGCCAGGTTCCGGCTCATTTCAAGTCCATCCATCTTTCATACCGGCTTATGCTGGAAGCACGGCAAATTTTAAGGAGTTCGCAGGCCAAATGTTGGCCATCTTCAACGGGAATGCCGTCAATACTTATGTCAACCGGCCCTATCCCCAAATAAATTCTTTGTCTGGGCTTAATCTTGTGCCAGGCACAGGCAAAATACCAATCAAATAGGCTTTCGGCTTTTTGTCTCCCTTCTTCGCAAATATCGTATTCGCTCGGAAACATATTCAGCCACACATTGCATTTGTTTCTATAGACCCAGACTGTTAAACAAGCCCTAGCGTGAGACTCACAATAGAGATAGTATTCGTCTTTCAATCTTCTGTTTTTGGTAATAAGGAACCCTCGATCAATAGCTGATTTGAGCGTTTTATCAAAAACCATGGATCACCATCCCTTTTGACTCATTTCAAGTCTCCCGGTTTGATGTTCAACTTGGCCATGAACTGCCCCGCCGCCTCTTTCTGAAGAAGGGCCTCCACCGCGTGATTCAAAGTGCCGTCGGGCAGGATCACCTGGCTACCTTTGAGGGCCTTGAACCCCTCCATCACCACCAGGTGCGGCAACTGGCTCAACGCCGCCCATCCGTGAAAATCGATAAGGGTCTGCCGCCAGACCTCTTCCAGGTCCACTTCGTCGCCGGGGCCGGGAGGATCGGAAAGGGTTCGCTGCACTATGGGCCAGGTTGTGGCCAGGCGCATGAGGTGTTTGTCCTGGGCCACCAGGGCAGCTCCCTGGAAATTATCTGCCGCCCGATAGGGCAAAAGGGCTTCAGGCCACCCCATGATGGGCCTCCCCACTAATCGATTCAGAAGGTTGCAGGGCTTCTTCCTTGATCAATTGCTCCAGGCCGATGCGAGCCAGTTCCATCAGCTTCAGGAACGCGGCGGCGGAGTTCTTGATCTGGCAACGCTTCTTGATCCGCACGATGAGGTCGAAGAAGGCGTCGTAGGTATTGATATTGGCCAGATAAACCGCATCCCCGGCAAAGGCCGCAGCGGTCTCTTTCAATAGTTGGTCCAGGTCCTCCAACTCTTCCGGGAGAAACAGGAAACTGGTCAGCTTGTAGCGCAACCGCTGCTCGGTAATGGCCGCAAACTGGATGCCCTGGAGGGCCTTCAGGGTATCGGAGTCCAGTCCGGCATACATCCGGGCCTGCACGTTCTTGATGCTCTCCCACAACTCCTTCAGGATCACCAGGTCATCCTGGCCGGCGATGGCGTTGTGGGAAAGCTGGATGGCCAGGCGCTCGTCCATGTCCTTGTCGTCTGCGATCACCAGCACCAGGACTTGCTCCACCCCGGCCTGCCGGGCGGCCATGACCCGGTGGTTGCCGGAGAGCACCCGGAGCTTGCCGTCCTTCTCCCGGTAGCACAGGGGTAGTGAGGACAGGTTCCCGTCCTTTTTGACGTTCTCCACCAGGGTCTGGAATTGCTCCGCCTTCATGTAGCGGGCGTTCTTCTCCAGGAGCTTCAGCTCTCCCGGATCGGCCAACTCCAGCCGGTAGGGAAAAAGGCCCGAGAGCCTCTCGTTGAGCAGGTTCAGGACTTCTCGAACTTCTTCAGCCATAAGGGGATGACCTCGCTTAAATCCAGGATGCCCATGTCGGTCTCGTAGACCAGCTTGCCCGGGTCTCTCCGGGCCAACTGGTAAAGGCCCCGGTACTTCATGGACACCGGCTTGTCGGTGAAGACCATGGTGCGGCACTTGGGCAGTTCCAGGAGGAATTTCTCTTCCAACAACCGCCGCACTTCCCGGCTCTGAGTCACCAGGAGCAAGAGCTTGGCCAGGCGCCGGTAGCGGCCGGAGTTGACCACGAAGTCGGCTAGGAGATAGACGTCGCCGCCCCCCTGCATCCGGGAATAGATCAGGAACCCGAAGACCCTGCCGTCCACCGCGGCCACCAGGGGGACCTCGCCGTCCGCCGGAATGCCTACCCCTTTGGAGAGGTACACGTCCCGGTAATAGTTCACCACCCGGTTGATGGTGGGGGTGATGGTCAGTTTGGCCACCGGAGTGATCTCGTCCTCGTCGCCCAACCGCGGAAAAGGCACAAACTCGGCGTGGCGCTGCTGCTTCAGCACTCCACGGCGCAGGGCCTCCATGTTCGAGTAGATATAGACCGGCTTCATCCGGGCCTTGCGCACTACCGCCACCAGGGGCAGCTCCGGCCATTCCTTATCGTCCAGGAAGAGAAAATCCCGCTGCTTCATCTTCTCCAGGATGGCAGCTTTGCGCTCGGGATCGATGAGGCCGTAAGCGGGCCGGTCCCAGTCGAAGATTTCTTCCAGCCGCCGGAACATCCGCTCGTAGCCCCCGGCGTAAGTGGGAAGAAAGGCGATGGCCACCGCGTCCTCCGGCATTTCTTCCATGAGGTCGAAGATGTCTTTGCTGGTATAGCCTTCCAGTCGGACCTCTTTCTTCCTTTCCCGGAGCTTGGCCACGGTGGCTTGGTGGAAACTCTCGAAGTTGTTCAGGTAGTGGGCCCAATGCCGCTTCTTGAACAGGTTGTCCCCCTTCTCGTATTTCAAGACCTCGAACAGCACCATGACCGCGGCGGCTTTGGCCTCCACATCAATCAGATAGGGGGCGAGCCACCCGAATTTCTCTTCCCGGACCGCAAGATTGAAGGGCTGCCCGGCCAGGTAGGCCCCCAGGACCGAGGAATAGAGGCTCACGTCGTTTCCTCGGATTTTCGCATTGGGAGCATACCGGGAAAGAATCTGCTCCACCGTGAAGGCTCCGGAGCACCCCACCCAGACCTCCCGGCCGTCGAAGGCTTGGCCGTTGTTCCCCAGCCACTTCCTGGTCTCGGCATTTATGGAGCCGATGAAGCTCATTTATCCTTTGCTCCCTCCCCTTTCTCTCAGCCAGTCCCGGTGCCGCCGAAGCCTGGGATTGAGCTCTTCCACCACCACCCCCACCTGGGCCTTTAGCCAGGCCGCCACCACCTGGCGGTGGCAGAACTCTCCAGGCGGCTCCCAACAAAGAAGCACAACATCATCGCCCCCCAGGTCGTTTAACACCTGCCTGGCATTTAGCTGGTCCAGAACCTGGCCCCGGTAGAACCTGATGAACTGTTGAGGATCGGAGATTTTCACCAATGCCCAGGAGGGAGCCAGGGGCCGGTAAACCCGTCCCCGCCAACCCCGAGGCAACCCCCGGGAGATGGCCACTGCCTGGGGGAGGTGTCCGGCGATCTTGAAGTTGCTGGTGAAGATCATGCCGCCCACTCCTGCAACTGGAAGCCTTTGAGGTTATTTTTGACGAATACCGGCACGTTCTGGTCCTTCGCGCTGTCCACCAGGGATTCCACCCAGGAAAGAGGCGACTGGCCTCTCTTGGCCCCGGTCAAGGCCCCGATAAGCAGCCAGTCGATCCCCGCATTTTTGGGCAGGATGACCGGGGCCAGCAGAGGTTCGCACGAGATGTACTTCCTGGCCCCTTCCACCAAGCCGAGCCTGACCACCGCCTCGACCATCATCCCTTGGTCGGTGGCCGTGGCCCCGGCCCAGGCATGGGGCGGCCAGGGATTGAATTCGGCCAGACGCTTGGGATTTTTCGTCAAGAAGTGGAAAGTGTGCCGGGGACAGGCCCTGACCGTCTCCAAGACCGCGTCAATCCATTCCCTGGGAACCCAATCGCCGAAGAGGTCCGCCATACTGCACACGAAGATACGGGCAGGTTTCTTCAGAGCCGAAGGTTCGTTCAGGCGGTCCTGCCAGAAGTGAGGGTTAAACCCTACCGTTTTAGGGAAAAACCTTCCGGCTATCCTTCGGGCGTAACAGTATTCGCAACCGTGCCTGCAGCCCGTCACCGGGTTCCAGGTAAAATCGCACCATTCGATGCGTGTGCGGTTCATGTCAGCCTCGTCAACTCAGATGGGATTCGGGAAAGCTTCATTCTGCCCCCTGGACCACCGCAGGTGGGCTATCTCTTTTCCCTGCCGAAAATAGTTCCAGGCCTTGAAGGCGAGGGCGAGGACTTCGTAATCCGGCAGCTTGGCCTTGCTGGACCGCATCCGGATGAGGCGCTCCCTGAGCCAGTAAATGGGGCTGGTCTTGGTCAGGTGCTCCCCGGTTTCGAACACCTCGAAGAACCGGTCGGCGTCCTGCTGGTCGAGCCGGGAGAAGACGTAATGGCAGAACGCCCCCATGCTGGGTGGCACCAGGTGCTTCACTTTTTTCCCGAAAGGCACGCTGTATTCGATGTGCCGGTGCTCTTCCAGCAGTTCGTATAGGACCAGGTTGTTGGGCCGGGGCAGAAACCGGTGCAGGGCCTGGTTCAGATATTTCCACAAGTAATACACCGCCGCGCCCACCACCTTGTGGTCCCGGTAGTTGAGCAGCGCAGCAATATCGCTGGTGGACCGTTTCCGGCCCATGTCAAGGGTTTTGAAGACCTCGTTGTCCACCCCGTAAACCACCAGGGTTGTGATGGTCACCCCCGACATGGCTACCGCCCACATCCGGTGCTGGCCGTCAATGAGATTGCCCTCCTTGTCGAAGATGATGGGCTCGCCGTTCAGCAGCCACTCCCCTTTCTTCATGGTCTCGGCCAGCCTGTTGACGTGCACCTGCGACAGGGGCCGGTTCGCCGCCTTGTATTTTTCCAGGATTTCCAGGGCGTGCTCCGGCGTTATGGTGATGGTTTCGGCACTGACTTCCTCGGCGCCTTTAAAATTGGGAAACGGTATCACGGCCATCTATTCCTCCTCTTTCTTCAAATCCACCGCACTCTCGGCGTCGCCTCCAGGCTCAGCCCCAGCACCAGGAAGTGCAGGGCCTTGATCCCGTGGGTGTCCGCCTCCAGCGGCCTGGTTTTCCCTTCGGGTTGGTGGTATTTTAAAAACTCGGGGATGGTGTTCCGGCATTCTTTTAAAATTGTGAGGCCGCCTGGCCTCCCTTCCCGGGTGTTGGCCAGGCGCTGCTTGATCAGGTTCCGGGCCAGGTCCTGCTCCTTGGGCGCAGCCACGGCCGGCAGCCGGGCCTTCCGCATGCGGACGATGAACTCGGGCTCTCCGGGGTCGCAGAAAAATCTCCTGATCTTCAGTTCCTCCCGCCACTCCCTGGCCGCTGCAAGGAACTCGTCCAGGTAAAGCTCCTTGCGGTAAAGCTCCCGGAAGATCTTGATGTGGTCCATCGGGGGCGGGACGTATTCGGCCACCAGGATAACCGTGGGCTGAAGCAGCCCCCACTTGACCCCGCCGTAGACCTTGGGCTCAGGCTTCGGTTTCAGGTTCCCGGACATCTTTCAGGCTCCGGTAGTAGTCCAGGTTCGAGAGCACCCAGCGGCCCAGACTGTCTTTCCGAGCCGCGGCGATCTTCCCCTCCCGGAGATAGCGGGCGCAGGTCTTCCAGTGCAGACCCAGGAATTCAGCGATGTCGTGGATGCCCACGTAGAACTCCAGTTTCATATCCATCCCCTAAAGCCTCCGGTCCAAAGCCTTGATGGTGATCTCCGCCCTGGGATTGGGGCTGGTTCCCATGATGCGGGAGCCGTCCCAGGAAACGATCTCCCGGTCGTCCGAAATCACCCCGGCCTTCTCCAGGATGTCGGCAGTGGCCGCCATGAGATTGTTCAGGTCCGGCCGGCGTTTGTCCTTGAGCCAGTAGTGCACGGTCACCACCACCGGACCTGCGAACTCCGCCCGTGGACAAGCGAGCAAGGCCTTAAACGCCATCTTCTCGTAGGTCCGGTAAGCCTTTGACTGGAGAACCACAGGCTTGCCGTTGACGCACCGGGCCATCTGAGAGTTCTTCTTGGTGGCCGGCTGGCCGGGGATGATCAATCTGGCTTCCATTTTGCTCACTTACCCAAGGCGTCGATGATCAGGTCGCACTCCCGGTTGCGCTTCTCCAGCTCCAGGGTGTATTTGACCCCGTTGGCCGCGCTCCAGGCCGGTTCCCAGACCCCCTGCTCCCCGTTCTTGGGGTGGGCCAAAGCCTCGGCCTTCCGGGGGCCCGGCTGCGGCCAGGCCGGTTTACTCAGGCTTGGCTTTATCGCCGAACATCCGGTTGATAAGGTCAGCCACAGCAGCAGCGTCCCCAGACCTGCCAGCCTCTTCCACCCGCTCAATTTTGGGCGCATATTCGGCCTCCACTTTCTGGATTTCCACCTGGGCCTCCGCAGTCCGGGCCCGGGCTTCCGCCTTCTCGGCCCGGCGCTTCAGCAAAGCCACCCGCAGCCAAACGGCCAGGACCCCCAGGGCGCCGGCCAGGACTGCCCCTACTTTTGAAAACAACAGGCTCAGCAGCCAGTCCATCTCAGCCCTCCTTAATCTGCCAACCGCCGTTTGATCCTTTGCCGCATCCTGGCCGTCTTGATGATTCCGCCCACGGCATCCGCCAGCCCCACGA